ACGACATCGACGCCACTCAGTCCACTGCGCTCCACCAACCAATCGCCTACGTCAACTCAGCCGATGGCACGTTCGCCAGATTTGATGGCAGCGACGACCACATGTCGTTCACGCTGGCCGACCCGATCACAAATGGAACGGTGTTCTTCGCGACCAAAAAAGGCAGCTACGCCGCCAACATTAACCTTGCGGCTGGCACACATAATTTTGATGGGAACAAGATTTCCACATATCACAGTTTTGCAAACGATCTGGTTGCTTTACTCTTGTTTGATTTCGTTTTGGGCCAATCGCAAATTGACCAACTAAAATCTTATTTTGTCGCTAAAGGTGCGGTTGAGGATTATGGGACGGAAACCTCTCTCGCTAACGCATGGTTTTTCTCTGAAAACCTTGTTAATTTCCCACCAATCAAAACTGGTCTTGTAACTGATTTTAATTTCACTTGGTCTCAATGCAAAAATCTTATCAATTTTGCGTTAATAGACGTTTCTGCCGGAGAAAGTTTTATTGAAACTTGGAATAGATGCAAATTTGTTAGTTTTCCTGCCATTTCAATGGTGCATGGGAGACGTTTTGGTTTTGCTTGGCTTGCTTGCTCCAGTTTAGAAAATTTTCCATCTGGAGTTTTTGATAATTGGAATCCGGCTTCTATATTTAGTGGTGTATTCAATGGCACATGGGGCGGCTGCACATCCCTCACCTCTCAATCCGTCGAGAACATCCTAACCTCGATCGACACGAGCGGGAAATGGGCGACCACCAACGGCACAAGCGGCGGAACAGCTCTGGCAGACCCCGTGATTGATATCGACTATGATGGCAGCGGGCTGACACCTGCGACGACAGCCGCGATAACTAGCCTTCAAGGCAAAGGTTGGGGGATTAACATTAGTCCATAATGACCGACGAAACTCACAGGTTTTTCGCGTGCGAGGCAGCGACCTACACTCAACTTGCTGACGCAGTTGACCAGTCACGGGGCTACCCGCGAGGTGTCGGAACTAAGGCCGTGACATTGCGCGGCCTGCCGCCCTTCGATGAACTCACCATTGCCAACGATGGCAGCGGGCGCGGGCTCATCGCGATTGACAAGTGGCGATTTACACCAGCCGACGAAGAACTCCTCGCGCCAGCCATCGGGGCCGGATTGATCGAGGAATTAACTCTCTCCGAATATCAAAACTTAAAACCCGAACCCATACCATGAACGCCCTCGCATCATACATCCGTCATCTAATTGTCACCGGCCTAGTCATGGCCGTTGAAAAGATTGGCCTTCCGACCGAAGGACTAGCAGAAGGGGCTGACGTGATCGCCCTCGCCGTTGTTGGCACTCTGTCTTGGCTGGCGGTGAAATACGTCGCGCCATACCTTAAGCCGTCCACTCTGCTTCTGATAGCCCTCTGCGGAATCCTGACTATTGCCCTGCCATCCTGCGGCACATCGTTTTCGATTTCGGGACCGCTCCCTGACGATCTGGGAGGAGGAAGCGCAACCATTATCATCACGCCGGAGAAATGATCTGTCGCCACCCTGATCCATACCAAGAGACGGTGAAACTTTCGCCCAATCGAGGCGATACGATTGTGCCGCTCTACATCATTTTGCACCATTCTGGAGGATCATTTGAGGGTGGAGTTTCGTGGATTCTCAACCCGAAAAGCAAAGTCTCGTATCACTACCTAATCGACCCTGAGAACGGGAACCGTGTGCAAATGGTATGGGATTCAAAACGGGCGTGGCACGCAGGCCGGAGCCAATGGCAGGGACGCACTGGGCTCAACTCTCACAGTGTCGGGATTGCCTTTTCAGGGGACACCAACAAGCGAACACCCTCTGAGATCGAGATCGACTCGGTGGCTCACAAGTGCGTCTACCTGATGAACAAATTCAAGATCAAGAAAGACGGAATCCTGACCCATCAAATGATCGCTCCTCAACGGAAGAACGATTGTTCGCCTGAAACCTATCAGCTTGTGATCGAGCGCATCGACGAATTGTTATGAGTGACGAAATCCTATACGCCCTCGGCACCGCCCTCGTGGGAGCCATCACAATCCTCTGGCGAGTGGTCATCAAACGTGCGAACGATTGCGAAGCTAAACACGAGAAGACAACCGGCGAGCTGATGAACATGAAAGAAGAAGTTGGCGAGCTTCGCGGAAAGGTTGATCTGGCCCGACAAATTGGCCCGAAGATCGACAAGCTCACAGATTTGGTGGCAGCGAAAACCGGCGAAGGGTCAACAAATCCCGAAAATTGACCCCGAACGCTGCGAAATAAGAGCAATCGGGCAAGAATTTGAGCCAGAGTTCCTAACTCTCGGACGGTGTATGATTACATGGCGTAAGGATCAGGCTTAAGGGCTTGCTTTTTGGCTGATACAATGTTTACATACCTGCTGTAGACGATGGCCGCCGCAATCCACAATATCATTTTTGCCAAAGAAGAGGATTTTACATTCACATTGACTGTGAATGACACAGAAGGCAGTCCGGTCGATATTTCCGGTAATTCGTTCACAGCAGAGATTAGACGGGCACCTGATAGCCCGCTAGACGCATCCTTTACCTGCACCATTGTCGGGGATGGCTCAACCGGTCAGGTGCTCTGCCAGCTTCCGAAGACAGAAACCACGAAGCTCAACGCTTATGGCAAATATCAATGGGATCTTTTCCGCACGTTTGACGGGCAGCGAACACAATTGATTTATGGTGACGCCACTGTAACCGCCAACATCACCGATTTCTAATGCCCGCAATTGTTACCGAAACCCCGCGACATTCGCTCACTGTTAATAGCTCAGATTATCAGCTGACGCTGAATGGCGGCCCAATTACGCTTCCGGCCAGCACTTATGGCTACCTGAACCCGATTGCCTTTGGCGCTGACCCAACTGGTGCTACGGATTCCGCGCCCGCCATCCAGTCTGCTATTACGGCGGCCATTGCGCGTGGTACCGGCGTCGAAATCACGTCCGGAACTTACCTGCTGGAGACCTACGCGGTCAGCACGATCCACCTAACCCTTTTCGAAACCAACTCGATTTCAGCCAATTCCCGCTGTGATGTCGTTGGCAACGGACGGGTGATTCTTACAACCGCTCAAGCTGGTTCGACCATCCTCCGCCTACAGGGCAGCAGCCGTAATGCCCAGATTCGCAATATTCACTTTCGGAACACAGCGGTTGGCACAACCAGCCTTTCATACGGCATCAACTCAATTAGCGGAGGCACAGGCATCATTAACCCACTCATTGCGGATAACCTGTTTGAAGGATTCGCCGTTTCAGTTGGCCTGTCTGGCGTAGAGGGTGCCCGCATCACCCGTAACCGGTTCCTTGCGCCGAATGGGCGCGACAGCGGAACTGCAACAAACACCGCACCAAACGTTTTCATCCGGTGTGACTCAAGCGTTAGTGGCGGTGCGGTAAAAAACACCATCGTCACTGATAACTTTTTCGATGGCTATTCTGGCACAAACGGGATCGCGACCGACGCACCCCTTACACGGGCCACAATGGATGGTTCGATTTGGGGTGACACAAACGGCCTGATCTTCACGAATAACACAATTCAGAATTTTGGTTTCGAAGGCATTCAATGCACCCGCGAGTTTGACGACGGCAGCTCTGAAAATCCGATTATTATTTCCGATAATTCGATTAACTGCGCAGTTCCGATTGGTGCTTATAATTTCCCGACAACTGAGCCAGCTGGCCGTTCTTCGATGTGGCCAATCTGGTGTGCTTCGAGTTACGCCATTATTTCTGGAAACAATATTCAGGAAGCCGTCTCACCCCTCACTGTTGTTAACCCGCCATCGTCGGCAAACAGTCGGTCAACACTGGTGACGGGCAACATTATTAATACGTCTTCGACTATTGAGCCCAGCCGGTGTATTGACGTCTTTACAGTTCCACCTGACCAGACTTCCAATGTTGCTATTCGCAACAACCACATCTACTACAACTATGAAAGTGAGCACACCGAATCAGAATACCTAATTGGTGTCATCCGGTGTGACGATTCACTGGTTGAAGGAAACACGATACACTTTACGGGGTTCACGACGGATTCAGGTGCGGAGTATGTGAAGTCAATTTTCCGCATGTTCAACTGCGACAACGTCAACATTTTTAATAACCACGCCAACGACGGGGACTCTTTTTTGGATGACAACGACGGAACTGAAACCAGAATTAAGCTTTACGGCAACACCTTCAAACGGTCGGTTAACGTCTTTAGTGGGAACACGCCAGAAGGATATTCGTTCGTAACAGGTGAACAGAACGGGGAACACGTTATTGACGTAACAGGCGGTGTTGTTACGCCGGACGCTGGCAACGGCTTGAGGCAACGGATGGTTATCACCGAAAACATCACTAGTTTTAACGAGCCGACCAACCTTGATGACGGGCAAGAGCTTATTGTGCTGGTCCAACAGGGCGACCCCGCACGCTCTTTCGTTTTCAATGCTAACTTCGCGTTGCTAGGTGTGACCAACTCATCTATTTCGAACATCCCAGCAGGTGGCTATGGTCAAATTCGTATTACCCGCTTCGATTCAAAGTATCTCGTAAACGTAATCTCATCCGTTCAGTGAACCCAACCCGCCAGAGACAGAGAGTCATTTCGTTCCCGACACCGAACGTCAATGACTACTTGTTTTTTGAAACTGTCGATGCGCAGCGTATCGGTTCGGAGAAGACTGCTATTCCGGAGTATGGTTCGAAGCATCCGGATACCATTAAGTGGCCAAACCACCGTCTTGTCCATGTTGAGCCTGCGGACGAAGAGCTTAACTTCTATAAATATTATTACGCTGCGGATCAACTTGATCAGGACGAAGATAACTGGGCATTCACCAAAGCGGATATTGGGGGCACAAAGTTTGATGCGGTAACACGAGATTATGTTATTCGACGAACAGAGTTTGACGCAGATACACCGGCAATGGCCGCGACCATGCCCAACACTCCTTCTGATAAGTTTTCCGGAACATACGTGCTAGCCGAACGGGAGCAACGACCAATTGATAACAAGGTGCTGAATGGCCTTTACGTCATCGAGCGCAGAACATATGTAAAAAAAGTTCCGCTTACCCGTTTGGATTTCGACGAGTTCTTTAACACCAGCAATTATACGACTCAGACTCTCTTGCACAAAGACGAGTTCGGGCCAGATACTTCGACGTCAATTGAAGATCTTGTTGCAAATGCTGGGGGCGCTTTCGATTCCTACTGGGAAGTCAGCGCCTATGGTGTGCTGCGAACAGCAGAGCAGCTGTCGGACCAGTGGTATGTTCTAAACGAACGTGAAGTTGTTAACACCGGCGGAACAGGCACTACGACAATCACGCTAAACCAGTCAATGAACTACCGCTGGCCACCAGTCCTTGACGACGTCGTCTTTGATACGTGGAACTTGCGGAGTGGGGGCACCCGCACTTACCCACGCGTAACTTACACCAGAGGGCCTTACTCCGGCCCGTGTTCCGCAACAGTCGCCCGCACGTGGACGAAAGCGAAGCCCGCATCTGCTGGTGACGCCGACCCAACGATGCAGCCAGAGCCAATTTCTTTTTCGACGCCTTACTTTCGGGTGAGTGTTCCGCCGACACTTCATGTCGCCCGAAACTTTGTTGGCACGAATGGAACAGAAGATGAAACTTTTGAGTACACAAACTGGGCTTACAATAAAGACGCGACTAACTACACTGACTGGCCTTCTAGTCTCGTTGTATCGTCATCAGTACGTCCCTTCAGAGGGGGCTGGCTGCTTGAGGAAGTGACTGTCTTTAAACCCGAAACGACCGTTGTATAAAGTGGAAGACGAATTGAATCTCGACCAATATTCCAACATTGATACGGAGTGGAAAGCGGACCAGCCAGAAGTCGAAGTCTTCGAAGATGATCCAGCTTACAAGCCTTTTCCTTTTGCGTTGAGGCCAGCGCCAGACGAGCAGATTCACATCTACTTTGGTGTGCTGGTGCACCAAATCAACAAGATGTATTTCAGTTCAGATGGTCTTGTTTCACAGACTGGTCTACTCGATCCAGAAATCTTTGTCCCCTCTAATTTCGTTGTCGATGAGAACCGCTATCGGTTTTACACGCTGAACTGGCGCGGCGACGTTTACCTGTATTGGGAAACCGACTCCGAAGGCAATGTGACCCTCTGCGACGTAAGGGGGCCTGCTGCGCCCCCATCCCGCTCACTACCAAATGATTTGGGTGGCCAGTTCAGCGTTCGCTTAGGCACTGTCGCTTCTGGCGCGGCTGGTTACGAGATTGATTCGCTGGACCAAAACATCTCAACGGACGTCTATTGGCTTTCGGCATTCGGGGAACAGTTGGATGATACAGGTTCTGACTCCAGTTCTGACTCCAGTTCTGCCTCCAGTTCCGACTCTGAATCCGATTCGGGCTCGGATAAATCGACCGCTATTGTACCAATGCCGTGGCATAAAAAAGGTTACGGTGCTTTGTTCACGATGGAATCCAATGAAGTTCTCTTTGAGTTCGTCATGCGTGACATCGAAATCACGGATTCCGTTCAGTATGTCCCGATTAGTAAAAGGCACCTATATGTTTGCGCTCCAGACACAATTTGCGTCGCGGGCGCACCGTGCGGCGATAAAGGTCTTGCCGTAGGAGCGGAGGTATCAGGCAGCTTTATCATCTTGCGGACCAGCAAAATCCCGTTCTTGCGTCCAAACAAAGTTACTCTTAAACTTACTGGAGTTCGTAAAGGCTTCAACGGAATGGATATGCCGGAGCGTAGCCGGACTCAGTTCGAAGCCAACGAGCGGTTCATTAACTCAGCCTACCCTAAAGAATAATGTCAGAATCAGAATCAGAAGGATCAGCAAAGACGTCTTCGTCTGTCTCAGAGTCGATGTCCAGCGAAAGTTCAAGTTCAAGCGGATCGTGAAGAACTTAACCGACTGGTTCGACCGCGTCTACGTGATTAACTGCCAGACACGACCCGACCGGCTACAGGAAACGAAAGACCACCTGTCCGAAACTAAAATGGCGGACATCGGAAAGGTCGTTTTTTACCCAGCTATTATCGGAAGCTGGACCACTGTTCCAGCTGACTGGCTTTCCGGTGAAGGCGCATGGGGTTGCCGAAACACGCACGCCCGCATTCTTGAAGACGTCATTCACACACGCAACGACGAAGGCGAGATGACCCTTAAAAATATTTTGATTCTTGAAGATGATGTTGTTTTCGTGGATAAAGCGCTGCAAAAGTTTAATGAGTTCATCGTGAACGTGCCCGTCGATTGGGGCCAAATCTATTTAGGCGGTCAGCACAGGGGCCGCAAACTTGAAACGGAACATGACAACGTAATTGACGCAACCTCCATAAACCGCACACACGCCCATGCGATTAATAAACCGTATTATCAGCAAGTTTACCGGCATATCACTTATGCGTCGGACTACAGGGGCAAGAAAAACCACCACGTTGACCACCAGCTTGAAGTCGCCCATCGGCGCGGAGACTGGCCCGTCTACTGCCCGAAAAAATGGTTGGTCGGACAGCGTGCTGGAAAATCCGACATTAGCGGGAAAACAAACCCAACAAAATTTTGGTGATGGCTGTTATTGACTTAGACGCAATACGAATTATCTCTTTGGAAGAGCGGACAGACAGGCGGGAGCAGTCTACCTCTGAGTTTCAAAAAGCTGTTGACGCCGGTATTTTTCCAGATATCAAACCAGAATTTGTTAACCGCCTTAAACCTGCTGGCTCTTTGTGGCCCGCAAGTTTTTCTGGTCACAGAGGCTATTATCAGGCGACATGCGAACACATCCGGATTCTCGAAGAGCTGTTCCAGAACAAAAAGGATCTTGCGCTTATTCTGGAAGACGACTTCGTGTTCACGAAGAGCTTCTTCGACCACTTCGAAACTTTTTGGCAGGAGATCCAAACGGACGCGCCAGACTGGCTTGCTTTATTCTTAGGTGGCACAGATCAAAACGGTCGGTCACCTATTAAGGGCACAACACAAGTCGCGCTTAATAAAGGATCTACCCGCAGCCACGCTTACATCGTGAACAGGGCAGGGATGTGGCGGTTGTATGACCATCTTTTCTGCGATAGGCGGGTAGTCGATTGGTCTTATGTGAACATGATGTCTTCGGACGCTTGCTGCTACTCACCATCTAAAGAGTGGTATGTGGAGACCAGAGAATCGTGGAGCAATAACAGGCAGTGCATCGCCAAATACGGATCATGAATATAGGACTCAGCTACAGCCTTTTCGGTGAAAATGAAAAATACTGGACTGGAATCGAGAAAAACTACCGGAAGATAAATAGTATCTATCCGGAGGCCACGATGATTGTGCATACAGACGACCCGAAACGGGTGGCACAATTGTGCCCCAAAGCGGCTATCTTTGCACACCAGACGCCAGCTGACTTGGGGGGAACTTTCTGGCGCTTTCTATCCTACAACTGCGCGGACGCTGTCCTGTTTCGCGATGCCGATAGCTTAATCAACGTTCGAGAACGAGCTGCGGTAGATGAGTGGCTGGAATCGGGCTTAGGCTTACACGCCATGCTGGACCACGCTTCGCACACTAAATCTGAATGGCCTGTTCTGGCGGGTATGTGGGGGGCACGCAAAGACAGCATTCCGTTTGACTTCAACCACCTAACCTTCTGGTGGCTGGCCAACAAGGGAAGCTTCAAATACACCTCTGACCAATGGTATCTTCGACGATACATTTGGCCACTTATAGTGAGTGGTGATGGCCTACTCCACAGCCGCTATCCGGCGCACAAATGGGGTGGGCTTGACTGGCCAAAACATCCCGAATATAACTCTTTTGTAGGATCAAGAATATGAAAGAGAACGAAGAAGTATTTGAAGACATTTATGTAAACCGTAAGTGGGGGTTTGGGCCGCGTTCTGGCGGTGGGTCCTCTCTTAACCAGACTCGTGTTTTGGCAGAGCGCTTGCCAGAGTTGGTTTACAGTTTGGATCTTGAGAAGATTTTAGACTGCGGTTGCGGAGATTGGACATGGATGAAGAACGTCGATCTAAAAGGCGCAAAATACACCGGTCTCGACGTTTCGCCTTCAGCCATCGCGGACCTGCAGGCGAAGTTTCCAGACCGGAAATTCAAAGTGGCTGATATCTGCCGCGACAAACTTCCGAAAGCGGACCTCGCTCTCTGCCGCGATGTGCTGGTTCACTTGCCGTTTGACAATATTTGGGACTTCATTTCCAATCTAAAAAGTAGTAAAATACGATATTTAGCCACAACCGCTTTCCCTTCCCGAACCCTGAACCGCGATTGTGAAACCGGAGACTGGCGGCCAATTAACTACGAGATCGCCCCATTTAACTTCCCACTGCCTTTTTTGACCATCAACGAGCGTCTGGAAGCGCACGGCGGGCATTATCGGGACAAGTCCACCTGCATCTGGCACGTGGATAGCCTGCCTAGCCGACCATTGACTTTTGAGACGTAATTTATTAGTCTCTAGCCATGCCCGCTATTAGTGTAAAGTCTATTCGCAGATATCTTGCGGACTACGTGAGGCCGGACGAGGATTTAGTAACGAAGCTGAATTTTGTAATGCCACGGCTCTACTCAATGGGTATGTGGCGAGATTTGGTCTACGAGTGGACCATCACGACTAGCAATACGTATTTCTCGTTACCGGAGCATTCTGAGTCGCTGCTGGGCGCAATGGTTGACAACGCTCCTTCTGAGATCAAAGCAGTATGGCACGACTACAGGATTCAAGGCTACACCAACGAAGGGCCTTCGCCACTGTTCGGCGTTGTGGATGACGGCTGGTCAGTCATCAGAGAAGACCTCTTGACGGGCGATAGCGACGACTACGAGATCGAACTGCGACCCGTCTCTCCCGCCACGGCCTTACCGAATATAGGCGAAGTCTCGATCAGTTTCACGATTCGTGATGAATCCGACTTTGAAGAAGATTTCGAGATGGCTGGTCAATCCACCGCAACCAGCAGCCGTTCTACTGTAACGGAAATATCTGAAATCCAGTTTTCGGGCCTGAACGAAGCTATTGACGTTTATGCGATCCACCAGAACGGAGGAACAGACATCAAACTTGCCACCATCAAAGGTGACGGGATCACCCGTTACCGACGCTTTAGGCTCTACAACGCGGACGGCACAGTTAAGAGCGTGAAGACGCTTCTGAAGCGTGCGTGGCAGCCTGTGTTCAATGATGACGACGTGGTCTATTTGGGAAACTTGAACGCCATCAAGCATGGCCTGTTGGGCATGTTGGCTGAAGACAATGCGGACCTGCAACGCGCTGAATACCATTGGCGGGTGTGCGAAAAGCTTTTGAACGAAGAGATGGATGCCACCAGAGGCGCAGCAAAGCCTAAACTCCGATTGAAACCGGACGGCGGGTCTTTTGCGGTAACCAATATCATGTAGCATGAGGGACTACAAAAAAGAGTATCGGGAATACCACGGCAAACCGGAGCAGCGTAAGAGACGCTCTAGCCGCGTAATGGCCCGCCGCCTCATGAAAAAGCGTTTGGGCGCAAAGGCATTAGCGGGCAAAGACGTTGACCACAAAGATGGCAACCCACGCAACAACTCTCCGTCCAACCTTCGCGTGATGAATAAATCGCGTAACCGATCCAAAAAATGAAGTCGCGAGTCAACGAAGCAGGCAACTACACAAAGCCTACGATGAGGAAGCGTCTTTTCAACGAGATAAAGGCCGGAACCAAAGGCGGCAAAGCTGGCCAGTGGTCTGCTCGCAAAGCACAACTACTTGCTGCTCGCTACAAAAAAGCCGGAGGAGGCTACAGAGACTAATGCCAAAACGAGCACCACAGAAATCATTGGACAGCTGGACTCGCGAGAATTGGGGGACCAAATCTGGCAAACCTTCGCTTGAGACTGGCGAGAGGTATTTACCAAAGGCCGCACGCGATGCTCTTACTGATGAGGAGTATACCAGAACTTCGAGAAAGAAACGGGAAGGGATGCGCAAAGGCAAGCAGTTCGTCAAGCAGCCTAAGTCCATCGCGGAGAAGACCGCGAAATACCGTAGCAAGAAGAGGCTACTTCAATCAGCGCGTAAGCGCAAAGGATGAGCCGATTTATAGTCTATAAGCCCACCAAAGAAGATGTCGCTGAAGCCTTCAGCCGATCCCAAAAACTTGGCATCACGCCTTCGTCGTTTACTCGCGGCAAAGGCCGTATGATTGGGTTCTTGGGCGAAGTCGCCTTTGAGCGGACATTTCCGCAGGCCATTTACGTTGGCGACAAATCCTACACGCATGACTACGAGCTGAATGGCAAGAACATCGACGTGAAATCCAAGTCATGCAGCAGCCGACCGATGGTTCACTACATCGCTTCGGTCAACAAGCCAAAAGGCAAGAAGCTGCCCAAAGGTAACTTATATTTTTTTATGCGTGTTCGCACAGACTTTTCGCGTGTATGGTTGTGCGGTTGGACGACGCAGCAGGCGATTGAAAAGCCGAAATATTACAAAAAGAAAGGTGAATCCGACGATGCCGGATTCACCTTCTTGTCTGACGGGTATCACCTACCGATTCGCAACACCCGTAGAGCCGACTCCCTTCTCGTTACGGCGTAGCGCCGATGTCATAACTGTCGGAGAGATTAATCTTCCAAAGCTTGCCGCCACCCTTTCCGGATGATGTGACCGGTCGGATGGTCCGGTTCACACGGCTGGCTTCTTCGAGTGTTGCCATGCCGCGCCGGACAAATTCCAGATTGTTTGACATGCCCACTGAGCGACCATTGTTGAAATCATGCAACATGACTTGAAACTCTGTCAGCGTCCCGCTCCATTGCATCGTAGACGGATCAGCTTCACGGCAGCGCTTCGAGAAGAACTCAACGAGTTCCGCAATAGCACTCCGACTGGAGTTGTCATAAGCAGCATCAGCAATAGCTGGATCAATGTAACTCTTCACACCGAACCTGCCAGTGTCGCGAACCTCTTTCGGCGGAACGTAATCCAGCAGGAACTTCGCAAAGAATGGCAGCTCTTCGTTGATCGTCGTTTCAAGAACGTGATTGGCTGGAAAGTTGTCAGTCGCATCTTCGCGAACCAGCATGGCCATGATTTTGTCGCGGTTGCTGCTATCGAGCGAGGGAATCACCGAAAGGCTGTTCGCGTCCATGTTCAGTGACAGCGTCACGCGACCAGACCACGGCACGGACAGAGCATCCGCATACTTCGCTTGATACTCAATTCGGGGATTTGCAACCGCCCGCTTGAGCAATTCGGTCGCCCTACGCTGGTCCTGAAAGGACGCTGCCGAAGTAGTGTCGTCTATGACCCAACTAGCCACGCGGCCCAGATCTTTGTTGAACTTAGTCTGGCCTGACAAGTAGTCAGAGGCATCCGAAAAGCCCCCAACAAGCCCGCTGATGATACGGTTTGAAAGCAGCGATTTACCACGACCGGTAGGCCCAACAAGAACCATGGCTTGACCTTGTAGATTCTTTTTGAAGTAGACCGCTTCATAGAACCGCTTAAGCCATGCGTAGAGGTAGTCCAGAGATGGCACATTGCTAGAGTCAACGAACAGCTGTTTGAGCCAGCCATGAATAAAGGGCCAGTTTTGTGGCTTACCGTTCGCCTCCGGTTGGACAATTTGCAGATTAGAGCAATTGAGAATGCGGCTGCCGTTGTAGCTCACAATACGATCAGCCGAAAACACCACCGGCGCAATTTCATCAATCCGGTTGTGGTTACTAACTGTGAGGATTGCGGACTCCACTTCGCTGATGGTGTGCCCTTTCTTCAGTCGCGGGGAAAAGCCTGCTTGCCGGAGTTCGAGAATAAGTTGCTCTTTCGGAATAGCGACAGCGTTGTCGTGCAGCAGCTTAAAGAAGCTACGACCGTTGAACCAATACTCGTCCAGAAGCGAGGTCAGTTTCCTATCTTCGTAATCTTTCACGAAGGACTGGCCGAAGATATCTGCCCAGCTCATGAAACCTTTACCCGCACGGTCAGAGTAACATACTACACCGTCCTCAACGACCTGACAGCCGTCGCGGTCAATTCCGTCGTCAATCCAGACCAGCGGCCCGCGTGACCCAACTTCGAAAGGCCCCTTCCAACGGTTCGGGAATCGGTCTTCAATTTCTTTTGCCACCACATCAATCGGGATGTTCGTGTCGCCCGATTGTGGCGGTTTGCTGGAGATAGTTTTCGCGAGAACACTGTGAAGATAAGACTCTTCGAGCGGGTCACCGAGTTTGGTCCAGTTCTTTCCCAATTCGAAATACTGACCTGCTTTGAGTGACGTTTCATCAAAGCCTCCGAAAGAAGACGGAATGCGAAGTTTCTTCGCGAGTTCAGTCATGAATGACGTATAGGTCTCCGGTGCAATCGGTAGAGTTGATTCGAACTCCCACACAAGACGCATGTAACCGGATTCTGTTTCGGTATAATACGTCGGCGGATGGTCTTTGAAGCGGACCTCCAAATCAGTTTTGATGGTGCCCCAATTGACGTTCACACCTGCATCGTAGTCTGCAACAATCCCGCTGACTTTGTTCACCGGATTGTCATTGCTAATGCGCTTTGCCGGTGCCCGACCTTCTGCCAGTGAGTAAAACACGTGGTCTGTTTTCGGGTCGCTGCACCATTTTCGGTATTGCGCTTTGTTCGCGAATTTAGGCTTCTGCTTCTTAATGGTGCAGAGACTGGCTGCAGCTTGCGCTTTGTGGTCGCGCAGATTTTTCAAGTATCGGTAGTTAATGCTCATTTTTCTATTTCTGGTAACGTTCAAGGATATCGCCTTCGGAATCAAGAGGGATATCAGTAATCCACGGTGGTGGTGTTGACATGATTCTGGTCAGATCTGTCGCGACCTGTTCAGCTTTGTCTTCATCGCACTCGACGACAACTTCATCATGCACATGAAGAATGATGTCGTGGCCCGCTTTGTCAATCTTCAACATCATGTAGCAGAAGATATCACGAGCAAGTTTCTGGGACAGATTTTCCGCGACGACCCCGCCCCAAAGCTTCATCGGCTGTTTCTTGCCGTTGCGCTCAACCATGGCGACGTGTTGCGCTTTCCCGTTGTATCGCATTTGACGAATCCGACCGTAGCCCATCGAATTGCCAGACGGCAAGTCAATCGTGAGCGGAGCACCTGCAGTGTGGGCTGCACGGATTTGGCTATTAAGATTGCGCCAATAGGCTGGAATCTTGCGGAGCTTGCGGCGATACAGCTGCACGGACTTCTCTGCTTCGGCCAACGGCATTCCGGTAATGGCCGCAAACGTGTTGGGGCCACTGCCATAGCCACAGCCCAACACCATAGATTTCACGGAGTGCCTCAATGCTGGATCTTCTTTTTTGAGAACGCCTTTGTCTTTTGACCAAAGACCAAACCGAATTGCGAAAGCCTCATAGATGTCATCGCTCGCTTCGATTTCAGCCAGTGTATCGTGGTCACCAGCAAGCCAGCAGAGCGTGCGGACTTCGATTTGCGAGAGGTCGGCGACAACAAGCTTACGACCTTTAGGTGCTTCAATAAGGTGCCGCATGTTGACGCCAAACATCTCCTCTCGGGGCATATTCTGCAAGTTAAGGTTGCCACCGCTGCCGCTGAAGCGTCCGGTGTGGCCACCCCAATACTTAATGTTTCCGTAATAACGGTTATCAGACATCGTCCCAAAATCAAAGGCATCCAGTTTTTTAGCGAGCGAGTTAATCCGCCGCCAGTTGCTCACAGCGGACACCCAACGGTATTTTTTGCCGTGTGTTGCAATCCACTTCTGTGCGTCCTCATCAGTCTGTGCAAGTGACGCAGGCGGCTCAATACCACACTTGATGCACTCATCATCGAAGGCTTTACGGCTCAACAATGGTCTTTCTCCGTTCCACGGAATACAAGACTCTGCTTCAAACAGCGCGGACTTCACTTTCTCCCGCGCAAGCTTTAAAGACTCTGGATTCATCGGGACACCTCTTTGCGCAATCGTCCGGTTAAGGCGGCTGATATCCTGTTCGAATTGGAGCCAATCACCGTTGTGTTTTTGCCAGAGCTTAAGACACAATTCCGAATCCTTTATCGCGTATTCCGCAACTTCTTTTTGGAAGCCTTCTTCCATGTCCTCCCAGCGCTTGCCCTTCATATTGTCGCGAGTCTCTTTGCTCACATCCAACTTGAATGAAGCCGCCGAAGCGCCCTTCAACGAGCGTGGTAAACCAACTGCCGCGCACATGTCCGCCGTGCAGGACCATTGTGCGTATTCAACTTTTGGCCACCAGTTTTGGGATACACCATACAGGTAAAGGGTTTCATCGAAGCCTGCATTGTGCGAAAGAACAACATTACCAATCAACAAAGACCAGTCGAACTCTTTTGGGTGTCCGACAAACTCATAACCGTCGTCACCTACGATGGACACCATATAAGCATCGAAATCGTGGTGTGAGAAGTAGCCCAACGGCCCTAACTTTGTGATGGAACATTCTTTATCGTAATACGATTCAAAGTCCAATGCATATGTTTTTTGTTTCATTATTTGTTTCCATTTTTGCTTTGGAGATAAAAAAGCCCCGTCCGCGAAAGCAACAAAAACGGACGGGGCTTTAGGTGTGCTACGTATGACTATTCAGCAACAAATTCTAACTCAAGTTGGCCGCTGTCGCTGAGTGCGTCCGACAATACTTTCCGGAGAGTAGTGAACTTCTCAAGAGATTCTTGTGCATCAGCAATGGACGATTCGATTTGGGCAATCATGCCATCCAGAGTATCAACTTCTGATCGGAGGATTTCTGTAGTGTCCATCTTAAGCAAACTTTTGGGTGAACAAAGTTACTTCTTCCGGAGTGTCCTCTTTAGTGGCCGTCAACGATGGGTTGTACCATGTGTATTTGCCTCTAGTGATTTGCTCCGAAGTGAAATTCCAATAACGGGAAGAAACCGGAACGTTCTGGTTCAACGCGGCAAACGTCGCGAGACGTTTAAACGTAGAGCGGTAGGCATTTTTAGCTACATTGATTTTACCCAATGCGTAGTCCTTATCGCCCAGCGGAATCTGGAAAGCGGAATCATCGTCACAGTCGTCGGGCTTCTCAATGAGAAGGGTGATTTCTGCAAATTCGATCATCCCCCAATCGGATTCAGCCTCGATAAAATCGCGTTGCTCTTTTGACCATGCAATTTGTGGGACATCATCTTCGTCGAACGGGATATCTTCCCGCCAACCTTTCTGCGCTGCAACAGCGACCACACGGAGTGGCGTATCTGGTGCAGCGAGGACACAACGCTTGTCAAAGAGAACCGAACCAACTGGATCATCTGACTCACTCATCTTCTGGACCACGTTAATGCGCGGGATATCAAGATCAGTAGGATCAATTTCAAAACCTCCTCCGGCTACCAGAGAGTTGGTGGGCTTCTCAATTACTGCAGTGTTTTCTTCACTCATATTTCTATTTCTATTTGGTTTTGGTTTAGCGCACCTCTACGACACTGAATCGTTCGGGCGACTTTTGGACAATACCTGCATCTTCACAGGCGTCAAGGAAGTTTTGCTTTTTTTCTGCTTTTTCTTCACGGGGCATGCCTTCGACAACGAGACCCGCGAGTTTGGATAGGGAAAGGCTGGCCACCGACAGTGCTTCTTCTGGTGACACACCGTGCTGTTCAGCGACCTTCATAAGAGTCTCGGTGTCGCTGCAGGTCTTTGCCTGACCCATCGAGCGGAGCTTGAAACCTTCGATCTGTTCGCCGTCCAGCATGTGTTTGCGGCCTTTTTCTTTCACTGTTTTGGCCCAGCTCTCAACCACTTTTGCAATACGCAAAAGCTTAGGCAAGTGTTCAAGATCATCAAAAGCATTCGGGTCAATGTCTGACAAACTATCTGTCAGCTTGTTCTTGATGTCCACCGCCATGTGGCCCAATGCCGGACAGCGATCTTCGTAGGCACAAAAGCGGCAGTTGTCAGACGGAGTAAAATCGTCGAAAGCCGGTGTGCCAGAATCCCATTTCGGGCGGACACGTTCACCTTCTTTGATCACATGAGAGAGTTCTTTAACGAGCTGGTCGAGATCGGAGCGGTGGAAGGTGCTGTGCAGACAGGCGTCGTGGAGCGGGACGTAGAAAACAAAGTCAATTTGTTTAACATCCGGAAAGAGTTGAAACGCGCCAACAACATATGCTTTTGACTGCCAATTCGATTCCGGTGGGTCAATTACGCTGATTCCTGTTTTGTAATCAGCCATGACTGCGGTTTCACCGCCCTCAAGAATCAGGAACCGGTCACAGGTTCCAAATGTGCTGGTTCCGGTTAAGGCAACGTCAACTTGGATTTCGTTATATTCTTCAGCGACACCAACAAAGTTTGACATGAAATCTTTCTCCATCTTGACGATGTCGTTGTAGATATCCAGTTCTTCTTCGTCGTGCAGTGAAGACGGGTCAAACACTTCCAGCGCTTCATGAATGCGCGTGCCTCTTTCAGCTGCTTCGGAAGTTCCACTGCGGCCTTTGTAGGCTGCGCATTTCGCGACATACTTAAGGCTGGACGGTGAAAACTCCGCGTGACCTCTATCCGCGTGGTTTGGTTGTTTCATTTCTTAGTAACTCACACACAAGTTTATTAAATTCGGGACTGCCTTCATCTGAGTTTTCTAACAAACAGAGCAGCACCCGCTTTGTAATTTTAGCAGCTTCATCCTTCATAATGTCATTAAGCGAATTAGAACTGTTACTACACATAAGGCAGAATTGCTTTTACGGCGGACATCAAATCCTGATCATCGAAGTGGTAAAGTTCCGTGCCTTCGTTGGTTTCAACTTCAACACACGGTTTATCCCCTAAAGCGGTGCGTAGTGCTCTAACCGCCATCAGCATTTCTTCTTCATGTGCTTCGGTCAGTTCGAACCGTTGCTTGATCCACCGAACGGTTTTTCGGTAAACACGACGGATGAAAGACTCGCCGCAGAAGCTGTTCAAGACATCTTCTATCATGTTATCATCACGGATTTCTTTTCTGGTCCTCATTTTTGTAGACGTTGATAATTCCGATAATGGTGTCTCTAAGGTCGTTGTCCGTCAAGACTCGCGGGTCCATACGTCGGCAAGCCGAAATCACCGCAGATGGGTGGCTGTATTCAAAATGGCGGCTGATAACAGAAAAGCTAAGTTTCAAGATCGACCGGAGCAAACTCATCGCAACGGCACGCGGCTCGCTGTGCTTTGGTGCCCGTGATTTGATGTAGAGGTCGGATACTGGAATCCGATATTCATCTGCCACTGTCTGGATAAGGCGCTCTGCTTTGCGGCCTTTTTTCTGCGGGACGCCTCTAAAGGGCCTCACCCTGTTTGGTTCAATTACTGTTTCATTCATTGTTTCTAAGAGTAGTGCAGCTTGCCCAAGTTCGCAAGTTTTTTCTCGATTGATTCAATAACTTTTTCCTCAATGGAATCGCAGGCCACCAGAATCTTCTGCAATGCATCGCTTTTAGCGCCATTGCGGTGGATGCGGCCCAGCGCCTGCAGGTGGTCTTTCGCACTGAAAGAAGGTGATATCAGGCTGACACGGTTCCGTTTACCGTTTATGTCGTGCAGCGAGATACCGGTTCCGCCAGCTGCTATATTCACCACAAGAATGTGTTCTTTGTCCTCTTGAAAGGAATCAATGGCCTGCTGCCGTTCATCTGAATCCTGATCGCCGTAGATGCCACCACATTTCAGCTCTTCACGTAGGGCCTCTAATGTGTCTCGAAAGTTGACAAAGATCACCACGCTCTTGTTCTGATCAACCAGATCCTTTGCCATCTCTGCGATGTCCTTTACTTTGAAAGCTTCTGCGAGCTGTCGGGCGCGGAGCAGGTTGACAAGAACGTATTCACTGTCCTCAACAGTCCCGTTCTCAATCAGGTCTTCCACAATAGCGGGCGTGATACCCAATTCGTCATAGGCTTTTACGATCTTCGCTCGATTGGAAAAATTGACGGGTTCAACAATCACTCGATTTTCTTTGAAGGAATCCGGAAAGTCGGAGACGGTTAAGCGTTTGGCGACCACGCCATACATGTTCTTATGCAGGACACGTAGTTTGGATGCGTTCTTTAGTTCCCACTGGTTCCACATGTTTTGGATGCAGCCATATTGTTTCATCCAACCATACCAATTCGGATACGGGGGTTTGGATGAGTTTAGATTGTGCAAGCCCAGCGCGTAACCAATAGCCCGCATTTCAGTTGGGTCTTGTGACGCCGTTGCGGACATCATATGTACATTGAACTTTTGGGCAACAAGTGAGATAAGTAACTGAGCATTGATCGTATATGGCCCTTTGCATTTATGGCATTCGTCAATGAACACCATTGTGTGTTCAGGCAAATTCCACTTCATGGATTTCTTGCCTCTCTTCGACATATACGGAGTGTTACCAGTGCGGATCTTTTCGTAGTTCAAAACGAATACGGGCTCAATGCCAAACTCTGCCAGCTCGCGTTGCCATGATGGGATAACCGCTTTCGGGCACAGCACTGCCACCGGTCGCTCTAATGCGCGTGCGACATATGCCGCCACAATCGTCTTGCCAGTTCCGACATCGCTGGTGTCCAGCGTGTTTCGTCCGGTCGCGAGTGTGTTAATAAAAAAGGCGGCAGCTTCCTTCTGCTTCGGGTAAAGTGTTTTCATTCTTCATTTTCATTGGTTTGGTGTCAGTCAATAATGCTCTTCACCGCTTCAGCGACCTCTTGAGCAAATTCTTCGTAACGCATGCCATCATACACCGATGCGACGATGGCGCGAGCGAAATCGTCCAGAAAATCAGGCCGGTGTGTTTTTACAGATCGAATGCTGCAGGATGGGGTGAAGGCAATGACGGACCAGCCGCTAACATGGCTTGTATCTCGTCGGCTTTTAATTTCAACAACGACACCTTCAATGTCTACTTCAGTGATTGTTTTCATGTTTTAAATAATATTTTGCGATTAAGTAGGCATCAATAATGCCATCATGTGGGGTTTTACATCTTTTATTTGCCAACCAATTCTGGTCCGGTTCTAACTTTTTTGCAAGAGCTAATGCGGCGGGTTTGGTTTTGCCTTTTGGCAACCGGCCCAGCATATCAGTCTGCCAGTCACGGACCTCCACACATTCGACGTCGAAACCAGCGGCATCCGCCATGCCCAACAGCTTGCCGAACGAGATCGACATTGATCGCATGGATTGCGAAGAGGGCGCGTGTCGAAGCGGTTCTTCGATCACCAAAACAAAAGGCGTGTTGAAATCCAGAAGCCATTGTTTGATGGGTTTGGGGTCAATTTCACTTTTGCCTTTTCGCTTTAACGTGGGCATCTTGATGTAAGAGATCACGTCGCCATTAAATTTCGAAAGCGCACACAGGCCCCCATCCAGACCATTATCTACTCCAACTACCATTTAGCTAGAATAGTAATGGCCTGCATCTTTAGGTCAATAGCTGGTTTGGGTTCGGGCGATGGTCTCCGCAATCGAATCTTTAAGTGGCTGGGCTACCATTGGTTCATCCAGAACGGCCATGAGCAGGCGGCGCATTTCTTTGGATTCAGCCATCAAGTAAGCGTTGGCCAGAGCAGCTCGCTTGTCTTCCGGATCTTCTGCGTCACCACAAACAGCAACACATATATCGGTATTAATCACTCCAATGCAAACACGCTTTCCGTCAAAGACTTCAAGCTCTTCCATTACGGACCAATCTCCGCTAGTCGTCTCGTCCAACATTGTTCCGTTCTTCTTCTTCTTTGATGATTGCTTTCGCCAGCACTGCATAGTTCAGCAGGTCGTCACAAGCGTCTTCAGCGGGCTCGCCAACAACGCGCAGCTCTCCGTCTGCCGCGAATGAGTTGAGCCGCATAATCTTATCCTGCATTCGTAGTAGCAGGCCAACAAGCGGGTGCATGCCTAATGCGCTCGCGGATTTGAAATTAGCAAGTGCATCAACGGCCTTCTCGCCGCCAGTGTAATCGCTATTTTTACTTTTCATGATGTTTCGCGCTTTAGCGCACGTCAGCTCATGTAGATGTAGCAGGTCTTCGGGTTTCATCGTTTATTTGGTGGTTTGGTTTGGTTTGTTCAACAAAACGTCTTTGATCCAATTAAGTGTGTGAGGCGACCAGCTTAACACTTTGGTGTGGCTGAAACTGTTAACGTCCATGGTGTAAAAATATACACCAAATTGGACTCGCGACCAGAGACGTTTTAGTTCGTCAGACCACTCGTTAAATTTAACAAGTGATACATCATTGCTGATTAGTTCTTCGAGTTTATTGTTATGGTTTTCCCATTCACTATAGACCCATTCAAGATATGGTTGGTGGTTTTTTATCATTATTCAGTAGGATATTTTTCTTTGCGGTTGCTGTTCATTTCTCTGTTCGCATTAAATAAACATCAAGCAGCACCCGACAACGCTCCAGATTGCAGCCGCTTCCCCGTGCCCGTTTAAGAGCATGGGAACAGACACAATCAGCATGGCGCACCCCGCAAGGATGCGAACAAGGCGTTTAAATCGAATGCTCATTCTTCGCATCGTTTAACTTCAGCGTTCGCAGGAAGAAACTCTTGCCCTGTTTTCTGATCATGGATTCGCACCTTGCCCGTTTTGGTGACGTAAACAGAAAGGGTTGCCTTGGGCGTTTCGATGCCCAGACACACCCATCCCTTCTTGTCATCAGAGCATTTGCGTTCAATCTTTGCTGCCCCGTAATCGAAGCCGTATTGTGTTTCTTGGTAGTTCATAATCAAAAATCTGCGAACAAAGCGGTGGACATCAACGCTCGTTCCTCGCGTGAGTCACCTCAGCGTTCGGCAAAGGACGCCAATGGTCGTGGTATTCGGGTGGGTTCAGACCAAGACAATGGCGCGACCTGATTTCAGACTTCCCGCACCGCTTACAGGTTCGTGTTGCTCTCACCTTTTCAAGTGCTAGTTTCTCATCATAGTATTCAGCGGGCGTGTATTCCCAAGAATGCCGAACAAGGCATCGTAGCCACCGCCATACAGCGCGGACTGGTTGATTCGGTAGCTTTCTCATGGCGTGGCTAGATTTAGTCGTTAGCAGAAGAAATAGCCTCCACAGCCTCACTCAGTTTTTCTTGAGCTTCGTCGGTGTCTAGCTTGACCGCCCTCAAACAATCATCAGCGATGTCGCAAAGGTGTAGCGCGAACTCGATCATGTCCCGCTGATCCACGTCAAACTTAATCGTAGTGTCGCCGTTGGTGGCGAGCATCCACATGCTGTCAGAGAACTGCGAGAAGTTGCTTCGTTGGTGTTGTAATTCTAATTCCATATCTTTTTCTTTTTGATTAAAAATTGCTAACAAGATGTTGCTGCCGACGCTTCGCATGGCAGAATTTAGTCACTCATCGTCTGGCAGGTTAAGGTGCTTGAGGATCTTCCCATAAGTTGAGGACTTTCAGGAATGCTTCGGCTCGTTGTGCTGCGGTGGCATGGATTGTCTCAAATCCTGCGGTTAAACTGCTGTCGAGTCCTTTCCGCTTTGGCAGACGCCGAGCGTAAAAGAACTGTTTATCTAAGTTCAATACTTTTTCCGCCTCGTGCATCGCGTTGAGGTCGTTGGGGTAGTCTGGTATTAAATCCCATTTTCCATCCGATCTTTTTGCGGTATACTGAATCGTAGCCGGCTCAAAACAAGACCACCCACACGCTTTCGCAATCGCAATTCGTTGTTTTTCTTTGTTCATTCGTCTTCGGGAAGGTTGAGGTGCTTGAGGATCTTCGTCGGGCCATGATGGTTGAGCAGGCCGATGACTTGAGCCCATTCCGTTCTTGTGTCGAATCCTGATTCTTTCGGTTCCTCATAGGGCGTGACCGTTACAACTGGGTGCCACGGGTCGCCGTCTTTGATTTCATAAAAGTGTTCGAGGTCCCAGTTTTGAGAATAAGAACTGGGGATCATGACGAGGTCCTCTTGATCGCTATCCCCCTCGGTTGGTCGTCGGTCAGTGATCCATTCGATTTCAATCGTTTTCATTTTCAATTTTTGTTTCAGTTTCAGTTTTTATTTCAAGAGTGTAGCAATCCAGTTCTTCTGGATTTGAAAACATGCAGATTGGCAGTTTGAGGTTTCGGGCGTGTTGGTTGACTTCATCAGTCAATGCACGCGGACAGGTATCAAATTTAAGGCAACCGTTTCCAATGCAGAAAGTCATGTCTCGGTAGCCTATCATGGTTCAGTTTCATTAGAGTTTTTTCGGGATGCTGTCTCCTCTTACAAAGACACCGTCGCCTTTCGCGGGCACCAGCACCTTTACATTCTTGGGCAGCATTTGCAAATAAAAAACTTCACGGGCCGTATGAGGTATCACCCGATACCAAAGGCCCGCTGTTTTTTGTGTCACGAACTTGATCTCGCCATTTGGCAAGTCTGTCCGGACCAGAAACTCTGGACCAATTTCTGGAGTTTGTCTTTTAAACATGCCGGTATCATACACAACCAGCGTGCAGCGGCAATAAAAATCGTCACTTTTTTTTCTCTACCACTCTGGCATCAACAGCATCTTTCTTCATTTTTGAAAGAGCACCGTCGCCTCTGTCTGCAAGACCATTATTCAAGATGGAGATATCAATTTGCATCTTCCCACCATTGCCGCCGCCCGTTTTCGAGTTGAGGCCAAGATTTCGGCGGATGAGTTGATCAAGTTCGGAAAGCTCACGAACCGATTTTGGGCCTCTAAGCTGGCTCATGCTGTCACGCAAGAGCTTGATACCAGCCGCTGCAATATAGTGTTGGTATTTGTCGGCGGCAGTGGCTTGTGATTCCGCGATGGAAGCCAGCGTTTTATCTTCTTCGACTTGAGCCTGCTCGCGTAGACGAATGGCGGCGTCGTCGGTGTAGGATTCCAGAACTTCTTCGGTTGATTCGCCCGCTTCGATGCGGGCTTTTGCTTTCGATAGGACCGGCTTTTCTATGGTGCACTCCCGTTTCCGGAACTTGTTACGCGGAGGTAGAGTAGAATCCGTCCACCACTTGCTGACGGTTGTCATGTGGACCCCCAAAACTTTGGCAATGTGCGCGTTTGTGTTGCCTTCACTCCGCATCTCAATAGCTCTGGCGAAGCGTGGGTCCTCCATCAGCTCGTTAAACGCTTTCTTGTCTTTTGGGATTGGCTTCATTAGAATTTGACTATGTCAAACGAAGCTGAAAAACGCAAGACTCAACTGGAGCCTCAGATTCATCCGGTTACGAAAATGATGGACGTTGGGGGTTTAACCATTCCGCCTACAAGTATGCTAACGGCGTTGCTATATGGTTTTGCGCACCACCCTAAAGTGTATGCTCGTGAGTTTTACTTTTGGAGATTGTGCGACGAACTCTGGAACCATCCGGATTTGCCGGAGCCAATGATGGTTCGGCATCCGTGGGCCACGCAAATGATTCGGGAAGCATTGGAGAACAAGTATTTTGCGGTTGGTGGTTCCGCTTCGTCTGGCAAGTGTTTGGCACCCGATACGTTGGTCCGGATGGCCTACGGTGGTTCGCACAGAGCGGACGCGATTAAAGTAGGGGACAGGCTCATCGGCGACGACGGCAAATACCGGACAGTCACGGGCGTCAACAGAGGCCGGTCAAACATGGTCCGGATTGTGCCCACAGTGGGCGAGAATTGGTGCTGCAACGATGATCATATTTTGACGGTCTTTCATAATGGGAAAAAGGAAACGTTTGACATCAGCGTTAAGGATTATTTGTCAAAAGGTCAACACACAAGAGAAAAACTCAAACTGATAAAAGGAGTCGCGCCGATGTTCCGGAACAACGTGCCATTGAGCGCACGTGTTTATGGTTATTGGATCGGGATGTATGCCTATCATAACAAAAGTTCCGAAATTATAAAAAACATGAGCGCCGACGAAGAAGCGCGTTTGTTTCTCGATACCTTTAAGTCGGAAGGAATCGAAGTCAAACCAAATCAGGTAAAAAAATTAGCCCGCCTCATCAAAGAGGGGCGTGAGGAAGGTCCAAAACGGATTGACCACCGATATTTATGGAATGATGAAACCCGACGTTTGGAGCTTCTAAGCGGTATCGTTGAGGCAAACGGCGAGCATGGTGTAAGAGAAAATTCAAGAGTCCTGAAATTTGAGCACGAGCAAACCAGAGATGACGTCAAAGAGCTTGCCGATTCATTGGGCTTTTTTTGCTGCAAGAACAATGAAGCCTCTGACCCGCGCAGGCCATATGGTGTGAGCATTAGGTGCCGTAGGACCAAAAAAGGAGTCGAACGAAGCATGACCCATACAGGCTTCAAAGTAGAGGAGATCGGCGAAGGCGACTGGGCTGGTTTTGCGGTAGATGGCAACCACCGGTTCCTGTTGGCAGATGGCACGATTACCCACAATAGCCACACGATGGCCGCTTACGGCATTTTGAGCTGGTTGAGTCAGCCAGCCGACACGATGGTCCTGATGACCAGCACGACGCTACGAGAAGCCCGCAAACGTATTTGGGGCAGCGTCATGTCTTTGCTGTCCGTCATTGATGGTGCACCAATCAAGATTCGGGATTCAATTGGTAATGCATCCTACGTGAATGCAAAAGGAACGCTCATCGAGCGAGCTGGTCTTTCGTTGATTGCAGCGGAGAAGAGTAAGACGAAGGATGCAATCGGTAAGTTTATCGGTCTGAAGCAGAAGCGGGTCATCCTGATCGGTGATGAGCTTTCGGAGCTGTCGGAAGCGATCCTGCAGGCTGGTCTGTCGAACCTTTCGAAGAACCCGTTCTTCCAGATGATTGGTATGAGCAACCCGAACAGCCGCTTTGATGCCTTTGGCGTTTGGTCTGAACCGAAAGGCGGTTGGGATTCAGTGGACACGCAAAATGCGGATGGTTGGGATACGAAATGGGGTGGCCGGTATTTGCGGTTGGATGGTGAGAAGTCCCCTAACATTATCTTAGGCGAGAACAAGTATCCGTGGCTTCCGACGCAAGAAAAGCTGGACGAAGACCGGAGCCTGTTGGGGCCAGAATCAAGGGGATACATGCGAATGGTGCGTGCGGTCTTCTTCGACAGCGACGAAACGACCGGAATTTATAACGAATCGGAACTCGCTCAAAGTGGGGCCATGAGCACGGTTGGCTGGTCCGGTAAACCAGTCACGGTTGTCGGGATTGATCCGGCTTTCACGAATGGTGGTGACCGGACCATCATGTCGGTGGCGGATGTGGGCTACGCGACAAACGGCCAGTATGTAATCCAGTTCAAAGAGTGCATCCACCTGAACGACGATGCAAGCAACAAAGCGGTGCCAAGAACATATCAGATTGTTCACCAGATCATTGATAACTGTAAGCGGTTGGGTATCGCGCCACACAATGTGGCGATTGACAGCACCGGTGCGGGTGCGCCCTTCTGCGACGTTCTGGCGGGCGAGTGGGACCCATCATTCTTGAGAGTCGTCTTTAACGGCAAAGCGTCTGACAAGCGGGTCTCCTCCAATAGCCGCATGACTGGAGAGCAACTATACGTCAACCGTGTTAGCGAAATGTGGTTCGTCGGTAAGGAGCTGCTACGAACCGGACAGATTAAAGGCGTGCAGTCAGATCTTGCGCAAGAGATGTGTGCCCGTAACTACGAGATGGTCAAAACAGGATCACTGAAGGTCAAGATCGAATCGAAAATGGACTTCAAGTCTCGCTTCGGTAGGTCACCGGATTTGGCTGATGCGGCCTTTCTGGCGCTTGACTGTGCCCGCCAGCGGTTAGGTCTTGTCTCTATTGACCCACCGAAAGACGAAATGGTGAACGGGGTCATCCGCCCACGAGTCACGATAAATAGTTTGCGAAACGCCTTACATAATCCGGATACGTCTTTGGTTTAGGGGGAAAAATCTAACAGAAAAAGGGTCAAAAATCGCCCGATTTATAGTATGCGTTATGCTATATGCACGTGGGATTTGGCCCGTTTTCAAAAACCCCTTCCAGTATGCAGCTTGCCAACCACCACTTAGATAATATTTAGACAAAATCACGTGTAAGAAATAATGTTGTATTTAATGGTATTTTATCCTACCGTTATTTTTTTGGGTCCGTTTCGATTTATCGATAGCATATCTTTGGCATATCTTTCCCTAGAGCGGTAAGGGCTAGCGGTTTTTTTACCCCCAAAAAAGGCGGTATGCAGTTGTCCATGTAAATCCTACCTAAAAAGTTTCTGGAAAAACAGGTATGCAGGTGGGATTCCCACGTGAATACCATTCCTGAGAAGAGTTTTTTATATATACTGCAGGGAGCCCACATGCATACCGTAATTTCTGTTAGAGATTTCGGGCAATTTTAAACCGAATCATTGACACCGAACCGCTCTCCGTGTATCCTGCTGACGTGGCCACAAAACGCTTCAAGAGACTCCCATCCGGAAAGATCGTTTATCACGGCGAAACCTTTTCGGGTTTCAACAAACCAAAGCCCGCACCAAAAGGATCGAAGAAAAAGTTCGTGGTGTTGGGCAAAGAGGGCGACAAAGTCAAAAAGGTTTCCTATGGCCACCGAGACTACAGCGACTACACGAAGCACAAAGATCCGAAACGCCGGTCAAACTTTCGGGCACGTCACAACTGCAAGACCGCCAAAGACAAAACAACCGCCCGTTATTGGGCCTGCAAGCACCTATGGTAGAAAAAGATGAAGTCCGGTGTGATGTGTGCGGTGATGTCATTGAGGAAGTCATGGCCTACGAATACGAAGAAGTCGCCGATATGTGCTGCACAGAATGCCTGAACAACCTGCTGCTGGCCGAAGAAGTTCTCGCAAAGGCGTTCCGCACAAAAGCCTGAAGCCCCAATCGTTGACATCGTTGCCGCTTCGTGCTACAAATTAGCACTAACCGATGTCAGACGAAAATATGTATGGGCCAGTGGCTAGCTTGATTGGGGCATCCAAAGACCACGAGACGGAGAAGAAGAAGCGCAGAGGAGTCGCCAGAGGCTTGAAGAGTCTCAACCGATCTGGCAAACTGACTTCGGACCTGCTGAAAGAAGCCCGCCAGCGTTCCGGCGTCAGTGATAACCAGTTCGATTCGTTCTTGAAACGTAACAAGATCAGTGTTTCGGAAGAGCCCGAACCAACCGCTTTGGCCGATTCGCCTGAAGAAGCTGCTCAAAAAGTATCATTTAACAAACAATTTGGTTCCGGACTGGACACGCTTTCTGGAATGCAGGACCCGAATTACGAGTTGGGTAGCGGATCATCGCTCCGCCAACCCGCCCGCCAAATTGGCACCCGCAGTGGTGCGTTGAGGCGGGCAGCCCGTAGATTGCGCAAGGATGGCTACAGCGGGCAGGCAGGACAGCTGGCTATGATGTCTGAGCTTCAACGCCTAAAAGAGCCTAGAATCGCCTCTGAGGCCACAAGAAGGCGAGATATGGCGCAGCGTATCATGGCCGGTCGCCTGATGAAGCAGGAAAATGACCTTTTGCAGCGTCGAAACGAGTTCATGTCGAAGATGTATGACAGAGGCATTGGCTTTGCGGAAGGTGAAGAATCCGACGATTCCAACATGACGGAGTTCGCGAGAAGGGAAGATGATTTCCAAAAACGAAAAAGGGAACGGGATTCCCTGTTCGGGAATAGGCTGAACGCCACACGCAACCGTTAAGATGGACTTTGATTTTGACAACGACATCGCTCCGCTGAAGAGCCAATACTTTCCGGTCCTCGTCGGTCAGGACGAGTTTGATCGTAGTATGGAGTATGACCAACAGGTGCTGACGCCGCTCCGGAATCGGGTGGTTGGTCTGCAGCAAAGCATGGTCGAGATGAGGCGTCAGGATCTACTATACCAGCGGCAGAAAGCGGAACTCAATCGTCAGCGCGAACAGGCCCGTATGGACCGTCAGGTTACAGAGATGCTTCCGGAAGTCGAAGAGAGACTGCAAGAGCTTGAGATGAGCGGCTTGACGCCGCGTGAACAAATGCGCGAGCTAAACAAGCTGGGCCGTGACAACATCAGCCTGTTCTCCAACGACCAGTTCCGCACGTTGTTTAATTTGCATGAGAAAGCTATTTCGACGCGGGCGGCTGAAGAGGCTGTTGAGTCTGCCAAATTGGAGGCCGACGCCAACATGTATAAAAACCGTTTGTTTAACACCCCGCTCTACTCTGATGAGATCTATAAAGGTCTTCAAACCGGTCAGGTGACTTTGGGCGACGTATCGCAAGCAGCGGCCAACTACAAAGAACAACTCGAACAGCAGGAGATGCAGCAAGAGGCTGCCGAAATGCAGCAGAAGTCTGAGGCCAGAGCGTTCGCGAGCGAAGAAGCTGCTTTGAAAGAAATGTCCGCGCTGGTAAACTCCGCTAATCTGGAGCCCCAAATGAACGAAAAGGGCGAACCGCTTCCGGCTACGTTGAGCAACGAAGATCGGACCAATGTTCTACTGGCGCTCGCCATGTCCCGCCAGCTCCCGTTGACACAAGATACCCTGTCAGACCTAAGTTCGGAGTTTACATCTGATCAGGAAATGTTATCACGGGCGCAGATCGAAACGCGGACTCGCCGAAACCAGCTGTTAGGCATTGATGACTCTGTATTTTCGAAACGCCAACAAGAGCTTAACAGTGTGATCGACGCAGGCTTCCAGTAAAAACATGTTAGAAATTCTCCCAATCGACGACTGGGCACAGGTCAACGAGATTACGGACACCGCTCAAAAATTCAAGAAATACAACACCTACGTTAAAGCGCAGGTGTTGAACTCTGATGTGTCCGATGAAGAGCGCAACAGTGTATTCGCCCGCATCAACCAACGGACGGAAGAAGGCATGCGGAGCGCCGGATTAGCTGAAGATGAAGTCAAGCAGGCTTTCTCACCTAAACCTTTTGGGTTTAACCGTAAGCTTGAAATCGTCCACCGTGCGCTGGACGCTGTAGACGATCCGGTTGCCGCGCAGTCAATTCGTGACTATTACGCTTCTTCGAAACTGCTGAAGGCAGACCCGAATCAAGCGGAATCTTTCAAAGCGTTGGTGGCCGACCGGAAGAAGCTGGCCGAGCAGTATGTTGACCAGTATTATTCAGAAGCAGCGCAGAAGTTGGTGACACAAGAGGATGTCCCATTCACCCGTGTGGAGTTGCCAGATGGACAGATTTCACTGGTCGCGGGACCTGCTGCCGTTGGTCTTTCTGCTAAAGACGCCTACCGTAAATCACTGGCCGCTGGCACCATTCGGGACGAAGACATTGAGGGCATCATCAACTCGATGGCCAAAGACGAAAACGGATACGAACAGTTCCGGCACCGTAACTTTGAGGAAGCGAACCTGTTTGTTAGCAAAGCTTCCAAAGAAAACAAAAACATCCAAGCGCAGATCGCGCTAGCAGCCAACGAAATTGCGGAAGATGGCGCTCTGTCTGACAGGACCGTCACCGGATTCAAGGCTTTGATGATTGGGCATGACCCTAATTTCTCCCGCCAATATGATGACGCTGACATCAAAGCAGCACTCGAATACACAGCAGGCTCACGGGCAATGGTGTCTGGGACCGCTGAGTATGACGAAGAAAACGAAGAGAACAACATCCGAAAGTTCGGCTATGGCTACCATGCGCTGCACCGCGATACGATCCTGAACAATGAGAAGTTCGAAGCCGCGACGAAGAACATGTCGGAGCGGGACAAGAAAATCGTCGGCAACCAGAGGGCGCTATTGCGTGAAGCACAGTTCGACCAGTTCAATAATTCGTTGAGCCGGTCTTATCTGGGTGAAGAGTGGCAGTCATTCCTGCAAAAAGGTCTCTCTGAGGGCAAAGAAAAGGCCGACATTCTTGATGAGTTCACGTCTAGCGAGGCTTACAGTGGGGCCGCGAACATTGCGCAGCACATCGGCCTTTCCATTGGCGAAGCCGTCACAGATATCGGTTGGGGTGTTGGCGCGATCTTAGGCAGCGAGGGGGCTCGTGAGCAGCTTTTGGAAAATTACAAAGACCGGCAGGCACGCGCTGAAGTCGCAAAATTGTTCGGTCAGGACTTTGGAATGGGCGTTGAGCTTTCTTCAATGGTCGCGCCGGTCCTTACCGATGTAGCCACTACAATGGGCCTTACGGCTATTACAGGAGGCGCAGGTGCTGGTCTGGTGGTTGGTGGTAAAGTGCTTAAGAAAGGCATAGCAAAGCAGATGCAGCGGTCTGTCCTCAAAGAAGCGGTTGACCAGACGGACAACGCGGCTATTAAAACCGCCATTAACGCAACTGGTTCGGGCGCACGAAACACCGCTGTTCCGGCCATGCGCGGCTTCGCGTCATACTATAATGGTATTGTGGGCCATAAAGCGACACAACTTTCTTCGCTCTTTGTGCCAGCCGCTACCCGCAGTGGTTCGATGACTTATGCTGCGGTCTACGACGCGCTTGAGCGCACACCGGAGGGCAAGAATCTCACACCGGAAGAGAGGCACGACAAAGCATTGGCCGCTGGCGCTACAGCTGGAATGATCACCGGCATCATCACCACTTCATTTTCGTTGGGTGGTCGTGGTGGTCTCGAAGATTTCATCTTGCGTCGGGCAACAGGAAGAGATGTCGAGAAAGTATTCAATACGATCAGTCGCGGCGTTACAGGCCGTGAGTTGTCGCAAGGCAGTCTGCAGGCAGTTCTGAAGGACGTTCTTGCAAAAGGTCATAAATCGTTCTCACGCCGTGCAGCAGGCAAGCAAATCATCAAAGGTTTCACTGATGAGGCTCTGGAAGAAGGTCTTGACGAATACCTGAACACGATTGTTCAAGCGGTGTTCACTAATAAAGATTTACCGTTTGAGGAAGTCGCCCGTTCTGCTTACATGGGCGCTCTATATGGTGGTATCTTCGGTGCCGCTGTTGGACCCGTCCGGAAAGGATTCCAGACGCTCAACGAAGTTCTCACGCCTATTGACCCGCTCACGGAGCAGCAGAAAGAGGGCGAGGTCATCCGGAACATTGCGCTTGCTTCCGCCAACCGAGTCATTCGTGACAAATCGAATAAGCTGAAACGCAACAACGCACCACAAGCCGCAGCAGCTTTTGAAGAGGAAATCCGAAAGGTAATGGCCAATCAGGCGGCAGTTGACGAAACAGAGGCCATTGCATCCGAAACAGAGCAGCCGGTCTTGACTACGCCAATGACGGACTCTGACCTCTCCGATGAGATGGCCGATGAGTTTGACGCCGCGCAGCTTGAGATCGAGAAGATGGAGGAGCCTCCTTCGCTTGAGGAAGCTGTTAAACAGGACACAGAGGCAGAAGCTACTGAACAGCCAGTTGAACAGCCAGTTGAACAGCCAGTTGAACAGCCAGTTGAACAACCAGTTGAACAACCGGTCGAACAACCGGTCGAACAGCCAGTTGAACAGCCAGTTGAACAGCCAGTTAAACAACCAGTTGAACAACCGGTCGAACAACCGGTCGAACAGCCAGTTGAACAACCGGTCGAACAGCCAGTTGAAGAGGACGCGGAAGAACCAATTTCCGATGATTTAGCTGCTGAGTTAACAGAAGAATCAGCCGAAGGGCTGGACTTAGATAAGGTCCCCGAAAAAAATATCAAAGAAGCTGTCGAAGAAGTCGAAGCCGCGAAGCCAGAAACTGAAAAGGTTGCGGACGTTCCAGTCGAGAGTGATAATGACCTGAAGGCTAAAGCCGAAGAGCGCATCACTGAGTTGGCCGAATCCGGCATCCCGCTTACTTTATCTTCCGGAGCTTACGGCCTGCCTAAATTGGGTGGGGGCAGCACCGATTTCTGGAAGGCCAAAACAAAACAGTTGGCCGATGACATCAACAAAGCGAAGGCGGATAAAACCAGCCCGCACTTCGTGACTACTGGTGATGCGCTATATGGTGTCTACGGCGTGCAGCCCGAAGAGGTCAACACGCTCGTTAAACCAAAGAACTCTTTCGGCGAACTGCAGACCACGTCTGATGGTGGGGTCCTGTTTAACAACGATCCGGTTGTCGTTGACCATGCGCTGAGTAAGATGAAGCGGCCTTACGTCGTGATTCCGAAAGAATGGAATGGCCCCATTTCGCCAGCATTTGATACAGTGTCGATGAAAGACGGGACTTACCGTATCGTCGCAGTCAAGAAGCCATCCCGCTACCCGAAAGCAGAGCAGACTGGTGAGGTGGAGGCCCCCGAAACGGGTATTAAGAATGCCGCCAAGAAGGTAGAACTGGCTGGTGCGGTTGATATTAGCCAAGAAGCGGACTTTTATCAGGCTGGTTTGTTCCGAGATGGTGATCCAGACAAGACTTATATTCTTGATGGCACCATGAAAGTGTCGGAAGCGCTCGCCAACTTTAATGGGTGGGTCTCTGCGAACAGCCGAAACATTGAGTCCGTTACAGGTGTTGGTAAAAAGTTTAGCTCTTTCATTGACTGGAGCAAAGTAAAAGGAGTTAAGGACAAAGAGCAATTCATTACGGATGTGATGTATGAGTTCATCATTGATACTCATGCCGTCATCGCCACTGCCCCGCTGCAGAAAATCGTTGAGCCCTATATTGTGGATGGCAAGATCCCTGATAGCATGGTTGATGATATTATCGAGGGGATGATTTCTGAAGAAGGCATCAAGAGAGGGTCATTCTACATGCGGTTCATTCAAAAAAGTCTCGACAGCCTCAATGAAGAAGGCGGTCTGCAGATTGGGCGGACGACCTACGAAGGCGCGAACATAACGAAGAACGCAGAAACGGATTCGCAAAAGATCGCGGCCTTCCTTTACCACCTTCTGTCTGGCCGAACCTCCATAACAGGCTCTTCTGATATCTTTAGCCAGAAGCAGATGGTCGCTGACGGTATCATTACAGACGCTAAGAAGTCAAGAAATCGGTCTTCGCTGAAGAAAGGGTGGGACCGCAAGATTATCAAGAAAGCTCTTGAAGAGATCTACGACCATCCGGAGTTCTCTAAGCAGGGGGGCAGGCCCTTCCCAGACTTCCCAAACATCATTCCGAAAGCATCTACCCGCGTTCAGCAGCGCCTCCGTTCCAGTGAGCAGCTGAAAGAGGACCGGCAGATGTCTTCGATTAATGATCTTAGCAACAAGCAGCAGCAACAGATTGGGCAGGACGACGATTCAGTCGATCAGAATGTTAATGCTGCTTTCGACTTTGAGGGTGAGCAACAAGACACTGGACAAGTTGATCTTTCGGACAAGGGACCGAAAGCCCGATACACTGAAATCTTAAATAACATGACGAACAAAGTGACGGGTCATCTCGCCACTTTGAGCGAACCGAAGAGGGTAGAAGCGGACGAAGCGCTCTTCGATTTCGCAGGCGCTGTGTTTGGTGACACCGGTCAGGGTTTGAAAGACTCCGGTGAATATGGAACTGACAATATCCGCAAACTCATTTCTGATGTCCTACACCGTGTTCAAGTCCGAAAGCCATCACCAGCGCTGCAGAGCTATTTCGAAGCGGTCTATGACAAACTACCAGACCCATTCCGCCGTTCGCTGGCGTTGATGGGTCTTGATGTGCCGCAGACGTTGACCACTGAACAAGCACAAGACCTGTTCCTTAAGCGTGTCCATATATCTGAACAATATGAGAACAGAGCACTGAACGAATCCGCTGATGTTGTAGAGAACCGCAGCATTAACAATGAAGCGATTGCCCGATTAGGTCTGGTGGATGGTGATTCGTCGTCTGTCCTCACCGCTCTCCGACGCATCTCAGCAGATGAATCCCACAAAGCGGTGGCGAAGCTTTTGTTGCGTGAAGCCAACAGGTTTAACAATGTTGACTTCCGTATCGAAGACAACCCACAAAGCGGTTACGCTGGTTTATTCGAAGCTAATGAAGATGGTTCACGGTCGGTCACAATTAACATCGCTGGTTTTTATGGCAAAGGGATCGAGTCTGTATTGCTACACGAATATCTGCATGCCGCCACTTTTGACCTTCTTCGCTCGCCCGATCTTAGCAGTAAACAAGCGGCGGCGTTGACACGTTTGAAGAACCTCCGGTCTGAAGTGGAGAAGGTCTACAAAGCTTCTGGCAACACTTCTTCAACAATTGACTACGCACTTTCGAACACTGATGAGTTTGTCGCGATGCTGTTCACTTCGCCGGTGTTTCAGGAAAACGTTCGCTCACTTCCACAGAAAGGTTTCGTTCGCCGTATTATCGACGCAATCAAATCTCTTTTTGGCATCCAGCCGAAGTCTGCGATGTCCCGCGCTTTTGATGATCTGACGGACTTCCTCAATATGGACCGTTCACCGGAACCTGCTGGCATTGAGACACTGGATCAAGCCGCGCTTTTCGGGAAGTCAACGTCCGACATGCGCTCGCAGTTGATAGTTGATAGTAAAAAACAAGAGCTGGAAGACCAAATATCACAAGCTCGCGAGGGGAGATATTCCAGCATTGATGACATTGAGGCAGACGAAGACTTCACGGTTGAGCAGCAGGTCGCTGTAGATGAACTCATTGACGAGACCATTAAATCTGTTGTGCCTGCCGATGTTCCGGTATTCGAATCTACGGACGCCAAAGCAGAGATATTTAAGTCTCGGCCAGACTCGCTGTTCGCGGCTCGCCTAATGCGCGTGAATGGCCGTTTGGTTTCGTCCATTATCCTGAACAGGCCAGCAGCTCAAAAGGCACTCACAGAGGCACACGGCGTCATTACGAATGAGCAGCATGTTAGACAGATGTTGGAGTCTATTTTAAATGAGGAGATCTTCCACGCAGCAGAACTCCGGTCCATCCCCAAAGCGGAGCTTGATAAGCTGGCTGACGAACTGTCATCCTACGATTTAGAACAGGCCATCGACCACTACACCAAAGATTCCGAACTCGCTAACCGCCTGAAGGCTTCTGTCCAGAACGGCGACAGAGTCGTCATGAGACAGGTTGTTGGGGAACTACTTCGGATGAAGGCGCAGCAGCTTACCAGAGGTTACACTACGGAAGAGGATCGCGCATTCTACTTCTCAAATCCTAAGTTCCATCAGGTTATGTTCCGGTTCCTGATGGGTGTGTTTCGCCGCATGGCTGCCGCATACAATCTCAAGAAACAGAATGCAGAGATGGCGCGGATGGTCAACAAACTTTCGACCGAAGTCCGCCTGCTCCGTAGTGGTGTCCTCCGCATTAACCAGCGGATGCAGTTTGATGCGCTTGCCCCTAACAGCGTGGAGACGGAACTTGAAGAGCGCTTCTCCGCCACGATGGAGAAAGGCAAGCTGATTGAGTTCGGGCCGGATACCACTTTCGAAGAAGTCTCGCGGCGTCTACCAATGTTCGAGGAATACGAACTGGCGCTAGGTGCATTCAAAAAAGGTGAATACAAACAGAACAAATGGTTGGGCCGAATCCTGAATGGTAACCTTGACCCGCGAGTGTTAGAGGTCTTTAAGCAGGCTGAAGCTGTGAAGACCGCGATTCCAGACAGAGCCCGATCCATCGCTGATGAAATCCGCAAAATGGTGGAAGCTGATCCGGAACTCGATCATATTCTGTTGGGTGACTTCTTAGGCCGTCCGAACGACACGGAGGTGCCCACGAAGTTTATTGAATATCGCAAGAAAGTCTTTGACACACGATATAAGCGGGTGTCACGTGAGAAAGGCGGCGTTACTCCGTCAGAGCGCGAACTGATCTACGCAGAGGAGGTAGAGGAGAAAGTCAAGATTGAGCACGCCCGCCTCGTCTCTGAAGCGAAGAAGCGCAAAGAGGCCGCCCGTAAAAAACTACTCGCGACACACCCTGAACTTTATAGTAAGTTGTCAGAACTTCGGATGATTCTTGACGGGCTGTCCATCACGATGGCTGAAAAGTTCGACCACTCTGGTGAGCTTCGCGCAGTGATCGACGAGAATCTGGGCATCTACGTTACCAGATCATACAAAGCTTTCATCGAAGAAGGCTACATGGACAAGCTGATTTCTGTGATCGAAGGCCGTAAGGAAGGCAGCGATGAAGTTATGCTTAAGAGGTATGAGAAAGTTTACGAGATATTCGAGCAGACTTACCACGAGAAGTGGGCGATGAACCAGCAAAAAGTAGAGCGAGATAACAATGTTCCTGAAGATCAACGCACGAGCTATGACGAGCTTATCAAAACTTCAAAATACAGTTTGAAGTTGGCTATAGAGGAGAGGGCCGACCCAATCAGAGGAGCAATTCTTGATTACCTCTACTCGCTGGACTCACATTCTCAAATCCGGAAAGGCCGACCAATGGCCCGATCTGTAGCGAAATCTGTCGTTGACCAGATTCGTCAACGTAAGGTTGTCCCTCAACCAATTCGCGAACTGTTAGGCCAGTATGACGACGCTGACGTTCTCGATAACATCCTCCGCTCCGTCACGGTGGTCTCTCGTGCGGCGAGCCGTGAGTCATTCATTCAGAACCTGATTCAGTTGGGCCAACGTTCCGGATTTGTTTACTCTCTGAAGGAAGTGCAGAAGATGCAAAAAAATGGTGACCAGCGTTACCACAGTCTTGTTAACCTCCGCAACGGTGCGACCGTCAGCGACGACGAGATTCAGAATGAGGTGTTATCAGATAAAGTGGAGAACGACTACACGAAGAGTCTTTATTTTTACATCGACAAAGACGCGCACGAAGCTCTGCAGAAGCACATGACCCACCAGACACCGGCTGACCTCTCGTTCGAGCGTCAATGGGTTGAGAACGTGGTGTCTTATTATCGGATGGGTATTGGCCTGTCTCTGGGCGCAAAGACATTAGGCTCGTTAGGCTTCTACCTTCGTAACGTCTTCGGTAACTTAGGTTTCTTCGGGCCTATGCAGGGCGTTATGCCGCACAAGCTGGTCAAGCACTGGAGCCGCGTCATTACCGCGCTCAAAACGCCAAAAGAAGTGGACGAATATGCCGCTGAACTGATGGCGTATAATGTCATACAAGGTGACATCAGAGCGCGATTCACTCAAGAGCTGCTTCAAGGCAGAGTAACTCTGCAGACGCTTAGAGAGGACATTGAGGACACTTCAACCAAGATTCGTAAGCTTAAGAGTAACGCCAAGAAAGCAGGCAAGACCGTTAAAGAAAAGACGAAGCCACTGACCGACCGCCTGCTTGCGCTATCTAATGCAGTGGATACCTTCTACAAGATTGCTTACTTTGAACACGAGCTGGACGTCCTCAAGAAAGCCAGAGCACACGATATCAGTATGGGCATTCCAGCAGGAAGTGGCTACCGGCTTAGTGACCACGAGCTAAAAAAGATGGCTGCTGTAACTGTCCGTAACACATCGCAGTCCTACGTCGATGCATACGAGACGGTTAAATACATGACCAGCAAGTATTCGTTCCTACTGCCTCCATTTATCCGCTTCCGGTTTGACGTTCTTCGAATCCTGTTCGATGGAACGCCAAAGCAGATTCGATCTGAGATCGACAGCGATAACCCGATTATTAAAAAGCGCGGCTACTCCCGTTTGTTTGGGTTCACCAGCATTGTTGGCGGATTCAGTATTGCCGCACCACTTGCTCTTCGAGCGATCTTTGGAATCTCCGACGAAGAGGATGAACTGAACCGTGAGGCTCTTCCGGACTATGCCCGTAACAACACGCTGTTCTACATGGGCGACCACTTTTGGAACTTCACGTTTATGAATCCAGTATCTGGTGGTGGCGCGGATGCAGCACTTCGGATGGTGGAAGATACCATGAGGGGGAAACCGTCTGAGGGTTTCATGAGGGCAATCAAGATGATGGCTTCCGAATACGCAGGCGAACAAATCTTGAATCAGGCTGTTGCCGATGTGGCCTCTAATCAGGACTCCAGAACGGGTGACCCGATCTACGAAGAACACGATGGTGTTAGCGCCATCTACAAAGTCTTCAACTATATCTGGAAAGAAGCCTACGAGCCCCGAAGCCTCACGGCTACGAAACGAATCATAAACGCTGCTATCGGTGACGAAGCTCTGGATGAAAATAGAACGGTGTCATCATTGTTGCTGAACGAGATCAAGCCAACACGTTCAAAAGAGTTTGATGTGAAACGGGCTTTCCAGCAAGTGCTCTCAAAGAAGAGGGACGAACGGAACCGCTTGAGCAGTAAGATCAACCGTCTCAAGTCACGCGGGGCTTTGACGGACGGGGACATTGAGACGATGGCCCGCGAGTTTATTGAAGATCGCAAGCGGATTGATCAGGACATTTCACGATATGTGAAAGCAGCCATGTCTCGTGGCATGAGTTTTCAACAGGTTCGTAACAGCATGAAGTATTACCGCATGTCAAATGACCGTATTGAGGACATTGTCAAAGGGCGTTTCAAGAAACCTGAAGTGTCAGCTACAATGAAAAAGGATCTGCAGGAGATGGGTAGCGTTGGTGTTGAGCGGCTTAATAAGTTGAACAGCATTATGGCTGAGTATAATGTCTACACTCCGCTCCACGAATAGTAACACGTCCGGTAATACTACAACGGCGTAAATTACAAATGCGCCCATTTGCTTGTTTAGGCTCGCTAACAAAAAATTGTCGGCTGTCTCCGCTGGCGCGGCCCATGGACCGCATAAAATCTGGTGTTCTTACGCGGCCCTTTGGTGATATAATTTTTATGCTCATATTATTTTTCTCTTTCCACCACCGAAACCAAAAGTAACGCCCCGTGCTGGGACAATACTAAATCCGCGACCATTTGATGAACCAGTGCTATAACGGAGGGCACCACCGTTACCGTAGCCTTCAGCATGACCTCTACTTCCTACTGTCTCATAAAACATTGGTGGGAGTAAAGACCCACTCGTTCTTTTTAAAACGGGCAAAATTTGGTTTACATTGTTTTTGTTCATTGTAGATTTAGGAATAGTGAGAATAAAGAAAACGAATGGATTTGGGGAACATGGACGCAGCAGGACCAACAGTAGTATAGGTGCAGCTGGTTCATCATACGGTTGCGGGGCGATTCATCTTAAAGAATTTTAAGTGGTAATGATTAAACACCCAAAAGGAAAAGTCACACCAGCACTTTCTGGTTTTGGTGCTGGTTCTAACGCTGGTCTCATTATAGTCGGTTTTGGGTGGGGTTATTGTAAATATAGTGGAAAGTATGTTGGATATTGTGGGACAGAAGAGAATAAGAGAAACAAACGGCGAGGCTCAATTTAATACGGGATGCCCGCTCGAATATGGACTGTTTGGCATTTACTATTGTGGGGGGTGCCCTGAAGCCCCACACGATTTTAGGGTTTACAGAGGTAGCGGCAGAGGATTCATATCATGATGTTGAT